ATCTTTTCGTAGGGGATTCAAGTTTAGCAAACACAGCAGCAGCAAATATACATGTTAAAAATTCAGGTAGTGCTAGAATAAGACTGGAAGATACAGATAGCAACAACGTAGTGTTTGATTTAAATTCAAATGAAGGATCTGGTTTTTCAATATGGGAAGGAAGTAATGCTAATACAAGATTCCATATAGATCAATCAACTGGTAGTATAAAAATAAATGGTACATCACCTACGGATAAATTACATGTTGGTGGTAGAACTAGGTCAGAGCAAGGGTTTTATTCTGCATATGGAGTTTATACTGATGGTGGAACATACACTAATCAATGGCAAAAAGTTTGTAGCTTTCCTAGAGGAAATGCTTTTGCTTTTGCAAATGCTAAAATAGTAATAAGCGAAGCTGGAGATACAAGTGGCCAGCAATTGCACGGAGAAGTTTATTTCTCTTATAAATTTCAAAGTAACAACGGTAGAGTTAACGTAAACATACGTAGTTACGGTGAAAGAGAGTTATCAGCTGCAAATATAGAATTTCTTTTTGATAGTACTAACAACTTAATTAACATGTACCATAAAGTGACCTCTAATTACAGTAGGCCTTATTATACGGTACTTGGGTATACAGGTAGTGGTATTGTTTGGAGTAACACTATTATTGGTAATGATACTGCTTTTGCTAGCGAACCTGATACTGATTTTACAGAGTACAATAAACGTTTATCTTACTCAAACGACATAGTTGCTAATACACATGACTTTTATGGAAATGTTGATTTTGACTCTACTATAAACTGCAGTACATTAACAGTTAATGGTGTTGATCAAAACTCAGGATCTCATTATTCTAATCCAGATCATATAGTTTCTTTCACTAGAACTTCATCAGCAAATCCTAATGACCAGTGGTATAAAATTATGTCGTCTCACGGAGGTTCACCTTCTACAGTAACCTTAGCTGTTCATTGTACAGGTGACAACACTAATATGAGGGATGAGTATTTAATTAATACTGCTGGGTATGGTTTTTATCAACACATACTTAGAAAGCCAGGGGTAAGATATAATGGTTCAAAATTACTGGCTGTAGCAGCTGTAAACCCTAGTAATGGTGGTAGTACCGAAATTTGGATAAAACTAGATGGTATGACAAGTGGAAGTGGTGGTGTTTACTTAGAGAGTAATTACGAGTTTGACTCCGTGTCTACGATAGTTACAACAGCTACTTCAACCGCACCTACAATAACGGCAAACGATACTCTTCTTGATATTTATGCTAACGACAGGAACCACGCAACCTTAATGTTGTCTAGAAGCCTTTCAACGCAAAACGTATACTCTCAAGGAGATGTTTTAAGCTTAGAAGCTGGAGGTATAAATGGTACAAGAATAGACATAGATGATGCTAGCGGAGTGTATTTATTTGCAACTGGAGATGCTACATTTGATAATGGACAAATAAATCTTTCAGCGGATGGCGCTAATCATATTGAGTTTAGAGAATCTGGAGCAGGTCTTTTAACTATAGATGCCCCTGACGACATAATATTTGACGCGGGAAGTGATATTGTTTTAGACTCTGCTGGTTTTGATGTTAGGTTTAAAGCTAATGGCACTCAAGTAGGTGTTATTAATATGGCTTCTTCAAACTTCACTATAACAAGCTCAGTATCAAATAAAGATATGATTTTCGAAGGTAATGATGGTGGAACCACTGTTACCGCTCTTACCCTAGACATGTCTGCAGCTGGTAAAGCAACGTTTAACAATGATGTTGTTGCTTTTTCAGACAAAAAATTAAAAGAAAATATAAAAACTTTAGATGGTTCTAAGGTTTTAGAAATGAGAGGTGTTAGTTTTGATAGAAAAGATACTGGTTTACCTAGCTCTGGTGTAATAGCTCAAGAAATGCAAAAAGTAGCACCTGAACTTGTTAGTGAAACAAACGGAACTTTAGGAGTATCTTATGGTAACTTAGTAGGTTATTTAATAGAAGCCGTTAAGGATCAGCAACAACAAATAAATGAACTAAAAAAATTAATAAAAGATGGCAATAACTTATAGTACTAACATACTGCACTTAAAAGGTGCGCCTAGCTTTCAAAACTTAACTAACGTTATAAAAGAGGTTGAGTTTGAGGTTGTAGCTGTAGATGGTGATTATACACATAATAGTATAGGCAACGTTAAGGTAGAATTAAATGAAGATAGTTTTACGGTTTTTGAAGATATAACTGAAGAGCAAGTTATTGGTTGGGTAGAATCTCATCCTGTGCATCAAAATCATAAATTACATTTACAAGAATTTATAGATAATATGAAAGTACCTATGGATGTAGGTATGGAAAAACCTTGGTTATAAAATGGCAGTTCCTGGAAGTGGAAGTTTGAGTTTAGCTGCTATAGCGGCTGAAAAATTAGAAAATGACTACACAGATGTAGACACTAGTTATGGACCTTATAGTTTAAAAGATATAACTTTAGGAGGGGCTACTACTGTAGGTGCTGAAGACTATGACTCAACAAACACACAAAGCCCTAGCCACCCGGATAATAATGCTGCTTATGGCATGGGTGAGTTTTATGCTTATGACCATGACTTTCAAGCAATACCATGTAACAAAGCTATGGATGTTGTATTTGTTGTTGATTACACTGGTAGTATGTCTGATGATTTTAACAACTCTTCTAATGGTTTAAAAGCAAATGTAACAGCTATAACAAACAAAGTAGCAGCTAGATCAGGTGGTGACTATAGATTAAGTCTAGTTATAGTCGATGCTATAGGTAGTTCTAGCGCAAGTTCTTTAAACTATTCATCAAGCTCTACTTACAGTGGACTACCATCAGCCAACAAACACTACCAAACTGTAGATGGAACTGGGCATGTTCATTCAACAGCTATAGTTAAATTCGCTTACGCAAATGCTACAGACTTTGCATCAAAACTAAACCTGTTAGCAGCTGCTGACAACAACAACGGAAACATGGTTTTAGGTAGCGGCCAAGGCACCGTTGGTTGGGAAGTTGTTTTAAATCAAGTTTTGAATAATAATTTTGCTGGAACATTTAGAACAGGTGTTCAAAGAATGGTTATATTCTTAACAGATACATCACCTGAAGGTACAACAACTAGATCTTTTAATGGAGCAGAAGAAACAAGTAGCATGGGAACTTTAAGTAGTCAAGCTGTTGCTAATGTTTGTACTATATCTATTATAGGTAGTATAGCTGATACTGCTTCGGTTGATGGAACAACATCTAATCACACTATATATAATGGTTACGCTAATAATACAGGTGGTTTAACTGATTTTAGCGCTAACCCTAACGGTATGATTCAGTTCATAGAAGATATATGTGATGACGTAGAAGATGCTTTTCCTGTGTTTACAGACATAACGTTACATAGTACTAATATAGATTCTACACCTTCTGACACAGGTGTATCTACTAGCAATGTAACAGAAACCTCTTTTAATGCTAACTTCGTAGTTACAGATGTCAATAACAATACAGCTAACTACTGGAAGCCTTGGGCCACTAATTCAGCTGGAACCTCTTTTGGAGACACAGAAATAGTTTTAGCTAGTAAGTGGACAGCTAATGGAAACGTAGCTAGTAGTAGTACTATAACAAGTAGGGGATTTGTTTATGGTTTATCGCCTAACAACTTATCAACAACGGGTACATATGTAACAGCTACTGGAGGTACAAATACGTACCAAAAAGCAATAGTCAATAATGCTGGTTTAGATTCTATGGGTTGGGTATATTGCAACCAAGCATACAGCTCTACGCCTAGCCTTGCCTCTTACTCAGGAACACCAACGGCTAGCACAGGTAATCAAATAGCTGTGTACTCAGGTGCTATTTATCCAGGAACCAAGTCACAAACTATAACAGAAAGTCAAGTTTCTTTAATAGCTTCTAACACATATAGATTAAGAGGTTGGTTTGAACAAAAAAACAACGGAGGTATAGTATATAGCAGTAACATATCTTCTTTTACTGTAGCCGCAGCATACGATTTAACAGCAACAATAACAGTTAGATCTGACCAGATTTACACTACTTACGCTTATGGTTATGGTAATTTAACTTGGCCAAATATGGGTAGTCTTAGTAATACTAGTTTTAATGGAAACACTATAACCGGTATTTATTGGCAAGATCAATCAGGCTCAAATCCTGATTATTTATACATATATTTTTCTTCAACCAAACCTAGCTTTAGTAATTTAGTTATAAATGGAACTAGTTACGGTGCTTCTAGCACTTGGTCGGCTAACGGAAACAATGCTTGGAGAAAACTACAGTCAACTAACCCAATGGGTACTACTTATGGATTTGCTACTTTAAACATGAGTATTTAAAAAGTGTGAAAATAGCGTGATAATATAAACATAGAATAACAATAAAAACAAAATAATGGCATTACAAGTAAATTATAATTTTAAAGGTATAGAACTACCAGAAGCATACTTCATGGTTGAAAACACAAGATCAAGAAAAAATCATGTAAAAAATCAGGTTTTAATATCAGAAGCTGTCTTAAATGAATTAGACGAAATAATAGAACCACCTGTTTACGAAATGCAATGGAGTAAAGTTGTTGACGCGGTTGTTACTGTTAGGTTGTATGCTACTGAATCAAGTAAAGAAGAAAACCCAAACTCTTTTTTAGAGTCAAAAAGTTATTCTTTTACTCCCAGTGAAAATCAAACGGCAAAAAATATAACTATTCAAAGTTATGAGTATTTAAAAACATTAGGGGAGTTTGAAGACTCTATTGATGTATAATAATTATTAAATTAAACTAAATTAAATTAAATTAAATTATGGCAGAAAAAACAATTGATTTGACTCCGAAGCCGGATAAAATCACAGATGAGCAATTACAAGGTTTACAATCGTTACTTAACGAGATAAACAAAAATCAATTATCAATAGGTCAACTTGAGACACAAAAAGCTAGTATCATTGAGGGTATAGGTCAACTTCAGGTTAAACTTAGAGAAATACAAGCTTCTTTAGAAGAAGAGTATGGAAAGGTTTCCGTTAACATACAAGACGGTTCAATATCAGAATTACCACAAGATGAAGCTGATAAGAAAGATTAGTATTGGTAAAGATTATAAAAATGAAGCTATGCATTATGCCGTGGGCCAAGAGGTCTACGGCGGGCATACTATTTGTCACATAACAGAGGAAGATGACAAGTTTAGTATATTTATTAAAAAAGCAGATGAGGTTTTACCTTGGAAAGACTTTAATAAAAATATGGCTGTAGCTATAGAGTATAATCTAGAGTATTAATGAGAAGCATTTTTGACTTCGTTGTAGAGCCAGTAGGCAACAGATACAACAACACTAAAAATATAGATGGTGTTGATTTAATACTAAACACCCAAATATTCACACATCAAAGCGTAAATAGGTTAGCAATAGTTAAAAGCTTGCCTATAACAGGTGACACTAATATTAGTATAGGTGATCAAGTTATTGTTCATCACAATGTTTTTAGAAGATACCACGATGTTAGAGGTGTAGAGAAAAATGGTAAAAGCTATATAGATGATAATAATTATCTATGTTCTTTTGACCAGATATTTTTATATAAAAACAAAAACGAGTGGAAAGCACCTAAAGGTTATTCATTTGTTAAACCTATTGAATCTAATAATATTTTTAATCTAAATAAAGAGTTACCTAGTATAGGTGTTGTAAAGTATCTTGATGAAAACTTTGACTCACAAATACAACAAGGTGACTTGGTTGGTTTTACTCCTGGTAGTGAATACGAGTTTATAGTAGATGATGAAAGATTATATAGAGTTAGATCTCAATCATTAACTATTAGATATGAATATCAAGGAGACGAAAAAGAATATAATCCAAGCTGGACATAAAGCAGTTGAAGAGTTAATAAAGGTTGCTAAAGAAGCTATAGTTGATTCAGATGATGATATATCAGCTGATAGATTAAAGAACGCAGCTGCAACAAAAAAGTTAGCTATATTTGATGCTTTTGAAATATTAAATAGAATACAAGAGGAAGAGGATATGTTGAATAACAAACCTAAAGAAGAAACTAAAGAATCTTCATTTGGTGGGTTCGCTGAAAGAAGATCTAAGTAATGTATCAGCAGCAACTATATAAGGTAATAGAACCTATAAAAATAAACACTATTAAAAGACTTAATAAGTCTAAAAAGTGGAAGTATGGTTACGATAAAGAACATGATGTTGTTGTCATAAGTAAGACGGGGCAAATAGGTGAAGTGTATGAAATACAGAATTTAAAAATAGCTTTACCTAAGATAACAAACCCAGTTAAGTTTAGTAAAGATACTTGGGAAGTTACCGAGTATCCTAAGGAGCTTAAAAAGATCAAAACAGTATTTGATTGGAGAGATTATCCAGATGAATTTAAAGATAAATGGTATGAGTATATTGACAGAGAGTTTAAGTATCGTGAAGAAGGTTTCAGCTTTATTAACAAAGGTGAGCCTACTTACATTACTGGCACTCACTATATGTACTTGCAGTGGTCCAAAATTGATGTTGGGCAGCCAGACTTTCGAGAAGCAAATAGATTATTCTATATATTTTGGGAAGCGTGTAAAGCTGATGCCAGGTCGTATGGAATGTGCTATCTCAAGAATCGACGCTCAGGTTTTTCATTCATGGCGTCCGGGGAGTGTGTTAACATGGCGACAATATCAACCGATTCACGGTTTGGGATACTGTCCAAATCTGGCCCCGATGCTAAAAAGATGTTCACAGATAAGGTCGTACCCATTTCTGTTAACTACCCATTTTTCTTTTCCCCAATACAGGACGGAATGGACAGGCCCAAGACGGAACTTGCCTATCGTGTCCCCGCCTCCAAGCTTACCAGAAGATCCATCGTTAGAACAACCAAGCAGACCGAAACCGAGACGCTATCAGGGCTTGATACGACAATCGACTGGAAAAACACCGGTGACAACTCCTACGATGGTGAGAAACTTAAACTCCTCGTCCACGATGAATCGGGTAAATGGGAAAGGCCGAACAACATCCTCAACAACTGGAGGGTTACGAAAACCACCCTTAGATTAGGTAGTAGAGTAATTGGTAAGTGTATGATGGGATCAACATCAAACGCTTTAGATAAAGGAGGAGATAATTTTAAGAAACTATATAAAGCTTCAGATGTTACAAAACGAAACCGCAATGGACAGACAAGCTCGGGACTATATTCTTTGTTCATACCTATGGAGTGGAACTACGAAGGCTTCATTGATTCTAATGGAATACCTGTATTCGACACACCTGAAACAGAAAAAGTTGGACCTTTTGGCGAGACTATAGATATAGGTATATTAGAGCATTGGCAAAATGAAGTTGATGGATTAAAAGATGATGGTGACGCTTTAAATGAATTCTATAGACAGTTCCCAAGAACAGAAGAGCATGCTTTTAGAGATGAAACTAAAAACAGTATATTTAACTTAGCTAAGATATACGAGCAAATAGATTATAACGAAGAAACAAACTACATAAACACTATAACCACTGGAAACTTTCAATGGGCTAATGGTGTTAAAGATAGCAAAGTTATATTCTACCCTGATAAAAATGGTAGATTTAAATTAAGCTGGACACCACCAGCGCATTTACAGAACAACGTTATATTGAAAAACGGTTACAAGAAACCTGGTAATGAACACATGGGTGTTTTTGGGTGTGATAGTTACGATATATCTGGTACAGTTGACGGTAAGGGATCTAAAGGTGCTTTACATGGTTTAACTAAGTTTAGTATGGAAGATGCACCAGCTAATCATTTTTTCTGTGAATATATAGCTAGACCACAAACCGCTGAGATATTTTTTGAAGATGTATTAATGGCGTTAGTTTTTTATGGTATGCCAATACTAGCAGAAAATAACAAACCACGTTTATTGTATTACTTGAGAAGAAGAGGTTATAGGGGTTACTCAATGAACAGACCTGATAAAATATGGAACAAACTATCTGTTGCAGAAAAAGAAGTTGGTGGAATACCAAACTCTAGTGAAGATATAAAACAAGCACACGCGGCTGCAATAGAGATGTATATCCAAGATCACGTAGGTATTAAAGCAGATGGAACACATGGTACCGTTTATTTTAATGAGTTATTAAATGATTGGTCTAAGTTTGATATAAACAATAGAACAAAGTTTGATGCATCTATAAGCTCTGGTTTAGCCATAATGGGTTGTAACAGGCATTTATACGCTCCAAACGCTAAAGTAGAAAAACAAAAACTAAATATAAGTTTCGCAAGGTACAAACAAGGTGGAACACATTCAAAATTAATAGAAAATTAATATGGCTGAGTCAGTTGTTAAAAGTTCTTTTCCAAGTCAAGTCGCTAGCGATTTAGAAAAAGTGAGTAAAGACTACGGTTTGAAAGTTGCTAAAGCAATTGAGAGCGAGTGGTTTAAAAGAGACTCTGGTACTAACAGATTTTTTGGTAACCAAACAGAGTTTCACAAGCTTAGATTATATGCTAGGGGAGAACAATCAATACAAAAATATAAAGATGAGTTATCTATAAACGGTGATTTATCTTACTTAAACTTAGACTGGAAACCAGTACCTATTATACCTAAATTTGTAGATATAGTAGTAAACGGTATATCTGAAAGAGTATTTGATATAAAAGCATTTTCACAAGATCCATCAGGTGTTAGTAAAAGAACTGCATATATGGAGTCAATGCTTAGAGACATGAGAACTAAAGATCTTAATGCTTTTGCTAAAGAAGCATTTGGCATTGATCTTAATGAAAATGATCCAGAAATACTACCTGACTCACAGCAAGAGTTAGATCTACATATGCAGCTTAGTTATAAGCAAGCTATAGAAATAGCTGAAGAGCAAGCTATTAACGTTGTTTTAGAAGGTAACAAGTATGATTTAACTAGAAGAAGAGTTAATTACGATTTAACAGTACTTGGTATGGGTGCTGTTAAAACTGTTTATAATAAATCTGAAGGTATCAAAGTTGAATATGTTGATCCTGCTAACATGGTTTATTCATATACTGAGTCACCTTACTTTGATGATATATACTATGTTGGTGAAGTAAAAACAATACCAGTAAACGAACTTAAAAAACAATTCCCTAATTTATCTAAAGAAGAGTTAGTTAAAATAACTGGGCAAGGGTTTCAAAACAGTGGCTTCTACAATAGAAGTTTAACTGAATCTAACCAAAACGATAAAAACCAAATACAAGTACTTTACTTTAATTATAAAACATATGCTAATGAAGTGTATAAAGTTAAAGAAACAGCAACAGGGGCTAGTAAAGTTATAGTAAAAGACGATACTTTTAATCCTATGGTGGATCAAATGCTTGAAGCTAAGTATGGTAGAATGTCTAGATCACTAGAGGTTTTATACGAAGGAGCTCTAGTGTTAGGTACAGAAATACTACTTGACTGGAATTTAAGTAAAAACATGATGAGACCTAAGAGTGATCACACTAAGGTTAAAATGAATTACAGTATAACAGCACCTAGAATGTACAAGGGACGTATAGAATCACTTGTAGGACGTATAACTGGTTTTGCTGATATGATACAACTAACTCATTTAAAGCTGCAACAGGTGATGTCTAGAATGACTCCTGATGGTATATACTTAGATGCTGATGGTTTAGCTGAGATCGATTTAGGTAATGGAACTAATTATAATCCACAAGAGGCATTAAACATGTTCTTTCAAACTGGTTCTATTATAGGTAGATCTATGACATCTGAAGGTGATATGAACCCAGGTAAAGTGCCTATACAAGAAATATCTAGTGGGAACGGTGGTGCTAAAATGCAAAGTTTAATAGGTACGTATAATTACTACCTACAAATGATACGTGATGTAACGGGTCTTAATGAGTCGTCTGATGCATCAACTCCATCAAAAGACGCTTTAGTTGGTGTTCAAAAAATAGCAGCAGCTAATAGTAACACAGCTACAAGACACATATTACAGTCAGGACTATATATAACATCAGAAGTTGCTGAAGCTATATCACTTAGAGTGTCAGATATATTAGAGTATTCTCCTACAAGAGATGCTTTTATACAAAAAATAGGTATACATAATGTATCTACATTAAGTGAGTTAGGTAATCTACATTTATCAGATTTTGGTATTCATATAGAGTTATCGCCTGACGAAGAGCAAAAAGCTTTATTAGAACAAAATATACAAATGGCTTTATCTGGTGGAGGTATTGATTTAGAAGATGCTATAGATCTTAGAGAGATTAAAAACATAAAGCTAGCTAATCAATTACTTAAAATACGTAGAAAAAAGAAACAAGAGAGAGATCAGTTAATGCAACAGCAAAATATACAAGCTCAAGCACAGGCTAATGCTCAAGCTCAACAAGTGGCTGCTCAAGCTGAAGTACAGAAAAATCAATCTATAACAGAGCAGAAAATGCAGCTAGAGCAAATGAAAGCTAAAATAGAAGAGGAGAAACTAGCTAGAGAGGTTTTATACAAGAAAGAACTTATGAACCACGAGTTTCAGATAAACATGAGGCTTAAAGGTTTAGAAGTTGATGGTATGAAAAACAAAGAAAGATACAAAGAAGACCGTAAAGACGAAAGAACTAAAATTCAAGCGTCTCAACAGTCAGAACTTATAGATCAAAGAAATAATTCAAAACCACCTAAAAACTTTGAATCTTCAGGTAATGATATACTTGGTGGTGGTGTAGACTTAGGTGCAACAGATCCTAGGTAATTTTTATTAATTTTATAATATTTTATTATGTCAGAAGAAAAACAAGAAGAACTTCAAGAGGAAGCTGTAGAGCAAACTCAAGAGGTTAAAGTTGAAGCCGTCTCGGAAGAGGTGGTTGATGACGGACCAAAAGCTGAGCAATTAGAAGATGGTACGTTTAAATTAGATTTATCACAAGGTTCAGAAGAGCCAGAAGTAGAACAAGAGCCGGAGCCAGAAATACAACCGGAACCAGAAGTTGAAGAGCAAGTATCTGGTTTAGAGGAGGTTATAGAAGAAGAGCAGCCGGTAGAAGAAGTAAAAGAGCAAGTAGAAGAACTTGAGGAGCAAGTTGAGCAAGCTTTAGTTGAAGCTGATGCTGGTGTTGAGTTACCAGAAAACATCCAGAAAGTTGTTGAGTTTATAAACGAAACAGGTGGATCGCTAGAAGACTATGTTAAATTAAATCAAGATTTTACTAGTTATGATGATAAGTCTTTACTTAGAGAGTATTACAAACAAACAAAACCTCATTTAGATAATGATGAAATAAACTTCTTAATGGACGATCAGTTTTCGTTTGATGAAGATGTTGATGAGGAAATAGATATTAAAAGAAAAAAATTAGCGCTAAAAGAGCAGGTTGCAAGTGCTAAAAGCCACCTAGACGGGCTAAAGTCTAAATATTATGAAGAAGTTAAAGCTGGTTCTAGGCTTGCGCCAGAACAACAGAAGGCTGTAGATTTCTTCAATAGATATAACAAAGAGTTAGAGGAAACTAACAAGAGTCAAGGTTTACAACAAAAAGTATTTCAAGAAAAAACTTCTCAAGTTTTTAACGATCAGTTCAAAGGTTTTGAATATAAGGTTGGAGAAAAGAAATACAGATTTAATGTAAAAGATGCTGCAAAGGTTAAGGATACACAAAGCGACATTAACAATTTTGTCAAGAAGTTCTTGAATGAAAAAAATGAAATGTCAGATGCTTCAGGTTATCACAAATCTTTATTTACAGCAATGAACCCTGATTTAGTAGCTCAACACTTTTACGAACAAGGTAAGGCTGATGCTGTTAAGAACAGTATGGCTAAGTCTAAAAACATCGATATGGATCCAAGGTCTACTCACGAGAAGGCACCAAATCCAAATGGGTTTACAGTAAAAGCAGTTGACAGTAGTTCTAATGACTTTAAGTTTAAAATTAAAACAAGATAACTTAACTATTAAAATTAAAAATTATGCCTTTTAATTCATCAGGTGCTGGGACTGCCCTAGCACATTTAACACCAAGACCTGTAAAAGATTTATACGGGTCAAACTACCTGTCTATAACAGGAAACGATTACAACTTTACTAAACAATTCCTACCAGAAGTTTATGAAAAAGAAGTTGAAAGATTCGGTAACAGAACTGTTGCAGGATTTTTAAAAATGGTAGGAGCTGAAATGCCTATGGCTTCTGATCAAGTTGTTTGGTCTGAGCAAGGACGTATTCACATCGCTTATACTGGAGCTGTTGGAACTGACGTTTCTGCAGGTTTAATTACTTTTAGTGAAGCTCACAATATCAATGTAGCTGACACTATTATTGTTAACAAGGGTGGTGTAACTTTAAAATGTTACGTAACTGCTACTCCTGCTGCAACTACAATTAACGCTATACCTTATACTGCTGCTGACATCTCTGGATTAGGCGCTGACGGTGTAACTGGTTTAAATGTATTTGTATATGGATCTGAGTACAAGAAAGGTTCTGCTAACGTAGGAAACTCTAAAGATGCTGATTTTACTACTTTTACAAATAAGCCAATTATTTTAAGAGACAAGTACAGTGTTAATGGATCAGATACCGCTAGTATCGGTTGGGTAGAAGTAACTACTGAAGCTGGAACTGGAGGATACCTATGGTATTTAAAGTCTGAGCACGAAGCAAGATTAAGATTTGAAGATCAATTAGAAATGGCGATGATTGAAGCTGAGCCAGTATCTTCTTCTCAACTTGACACTGCTTTAGCTAGTACTGGAAATCATGGTTCACAAGGTTTATTCTCTGCTATTGAAGAAAGAGGATTGATCTACAACAACCCTGATTTTGGATCTACTGCTGCGGGTGAAGGTTTAGCTGAATTTGACGTTGTATTACAAGAATTAGACAAGCAAGGTGCTATCGAAGAAAACATGATGTTCTTAAATAGAGGGACTTCATTAGCAATTGATAACATGCTAGCTACTCAAAATTCTTACGGAACTGGAGGTACATCTTACGGTGTATTTGACAACTCTGAAGATATGGCGATTAACTTAGGATTCTCAGGATTCAGAAGAGGTTCTTATGATTTTTACAAGTCTGACTGGAAATACCTAAACGATGGTACTACAAGAGGATTAATTGGAGATGTACAAGGTGTATTAGTTCCTGCTGGAACAAGCACTGTTTACGATCAACAATTAGGTAAAAACATCAAAAGACCATTCTTACACGTACGTTACAGAGCTTCTGAAGCGGATGACAGAAGAATGAAGTCTTGGATCACTGGATCTGTTGGTGGTAACTACACTAGCGACGAAGATGCAATGAACGTTCATTTCTTATCGGAAAGATGTTTATGTGTTCAAGCTGCTAACAACTTCATCTTATTCAAAGATGCTGATGGTGTTACTGGAGACTAATCAATAACAAATGTAATTCTTACCCTCGTTGAACTGACGGGGGTAATTATTACCCTTATTAAATTATATTATATCATGAAAAAAACAAATGCAACTCCAGGTACTTGGGAGATTAAAGATAGAGTTTATTTATTAAAAGGTGACAAATCACCTTTATTATTTACAATACCCGCTAAACACAGTAGAGCTAAATCATTACTGTGGTTTGATGAAGACAAAGGTCTTACAAGGGAATTAAGATATGCAACTAACCAAAACTCACCTTTTGTGGACGAGCAAAAAGGTACAGTAACATTAGGTCATATATTTTTTAGAGACGGAAAACTTATGGTGCCAAAGCAAAAGCAGAATTTACAAAAGCTTTTATCGCTTTATCACCCGCTAAACGGTAAGTCTTATTATGAAAAAGATGATATTAAAGAAGCTGAAGTTGATTTATCTTATTTAGAAATGGAAATTGAAGCTTTAAAAATAGCTTCTGAGTTTAGTATAGATGATTGTGAGTCTCTATTAAGAGTTGAGACATCATCAAGCGTAGACACTATGACTAGTAAAGAAATAAAAAGAGATACAATAGTTTTTGCAAGAAACAACCCTCAAGAGTTTTTAAGAATAATCCAAGATGAAAATATGGCTTTAAAAAGCTTAGCTTTAAAAGCTGTAAATCAAAAGATTATAAAACTATCACCAGATGGTAGATCTTTTGCTTGGGCTAAAAACGGTAAAAAACTAATGATTGTACCGTTTGATCAAGAACCATATCCAGCTTTAGCTGCTTGGTTTAAGACAGATGAAGGAATGGAAGTTCTGGATAGTGTACAAAAGAAAATCAAATAGATTACCTTATAGTAGTTAGGCTACTTCGGTAGCCTAGTTATTATAAATAAAAAAAAATTATGGCAGTAAGTATAGATACAGTATATCAAAGGGTTTTAGCTATTGCTAATAAAGAGCAAAGAGGTTATGTAACACCTCAAGAGTTTAACATATTAGCTAATCAAGCTCAGATGGATATATTTGAGCAGTACTTTTATGATAAAAATCAATTCCTTAGACAACCAGGAAATGACACTACTTATTCAGATATGATAGATCTTTTAGATGAAAAGATAGATATATTTGAAAAATACAGAGAAGATGTAGCTGTTCAAGATTTAGGTGTAGGAACATTGCCAGAATACTATAGAATGGGTGAGCTGTACACTAATAAATGTGGTGAGTATGTTGAGATTGAAAAAATAAATCAAAACGAAATACATCATATATTAAAATCCCCACTAACAGCACCTAGCATTCAAAGACCAGTATATGTAAGAAATTCTGGTTCTACTGATGCAGCTAGGAAAAGATCAATACAAATTTATCCTACAACAATAGGTAGTTCTGACACAGTTGTGTGTAACTACATAGCTAGGCCAACTCAAGTTGCCTGGGGTTATACTGTTGTTAACAGCAAAGCTTTATACAACTCATCATCAACTACTAATTTTGAATTACATGAGTCTGAAGAAACAGGTTTGGTTTTTAAGATACTAGCATTAGCTGGTGTTTTAATAAAAGATCCTAACCTATACCAAATATCATCAACAGAACAAGCCAAAGACGTTCAAGAAGAAAAACAATAAGATATGCCTTTATTCACAGGAACACAACAACAGTACTACAACAACTCTCAGTCATTCACTGGAGATGGTTCTACTACTGCTTTCACTTTAACATTTTCTCCTTTACCAGCTATAGCTACTGACTTTAGAGTATTCATAAATGGTTCAGAGCTAAACACTGGTTTATACGATGGAACACCTTACAATGCAAGCACGGGTGTTGTAACGTTTGATACGGCACCAGCTGTTGGAGATGTTATTCTTGTTCAGCAAACTAACTTTCCAGAAAACTTCGGTAACTATCAATTTATAGGTATTGACGATATAATAAACAACTTTATAATATCTTACGTAGGAGAAGATAAAATAATACCTAAAGCAAGAAGATCAGATATTGCTTTTCATGCACAGAGAGGTATACAAGAATTAAGCTACGATACATTTAAATCTACTAAAGCTCAAGAAATAGAAATACCACCTTCACTAACTATGAAACTTCCACATGATTACGTTAACTACGTTAAGGTTGCATGGAAAGATAGTTCAGGTGTTGAGCACATTATTTATCCAACTGGCAAAACTAGTAACCCTACAGCTATATTGCAAGCTGATGATTTTAATTATATATTTGGAGATGATGAAACTTTACTTACAGCACAAAACTCTAACTCTTGGACAGACTTTAGCTACAGTGCTCAAATAAACTCAGCTGATCCTAGTGCTAGTTTATATGATTACTTAACTGATTCAGGTAGAAGATATGGTTTAAATCCTGAAACAGCACAATCAAACGGTGTATTTTTTATAGACTCTGAAAGAGGTTTAATACACTTTAGCTCAGATATAAGTGGTAAAACAGTTATACTTAAATATGTAAGTGATAGCTTAGGTACTGACGCTGAGATGATAGTTCATAAATTTGCTGAAGAAGCTATGTATAAATACATGGCTCACGCTATATTATCAACAAGAGCAAATGTGCAAGAATACTTAGTAGCTAGATTTAAAAGAGAAAAGTTTGCAGCTATAAGAACAGCTAAATTAAGACTATCAAATTTAAAAATTGAAGAGTTATCTCAAGTTATGAGAGGTAAATCTAAACAACTAAAACACTAAAGCATGCCAGAAATCAAACGAAATTTTCGTGCAGGTCGAATGAATAAAGACTTGGACGAAAGATTAGTTCCTAACGCTGAGTATAGAGACGCTTTGAATATGCAAATTGCTAGCTCAGAAGGTGATGATGTTGGTGCAATGCAAAATGTTCTTGGTAATAAACTAGCTTATAGTTCTGCTATAAATATCGCTGGAGGTAAGTGTATTGGTTCTGTTAGAGATTCTGCTAACGATAAAATATACTGGTTTATTGCTGGAAACAGTGTTGATGCTATAGTTGAATATGATCAATACACAAAAGTGGCTTCACCTGTACTAATTGATACCTTAGGTATATTAGATTTAAGTTCACAAAACCTTATAACAGGTGTTAACATAATAGAAGGGTTATTATTTTTTACTGACAATAACTCTGAACCTAAAAAAATAGAAATAGCTAAATTTAAAGCTGGATCTACAGATTTTTCTACACATACAGTGCTAACCACAGCACACTCAACAGCAACATATAATTTTACACTTGATGACGTAACTGTTATTAAGAAGTCACCAACAGAAGCACCAACTATATCAATGTCTTCATCTTTAAGATCAGGTATAGTGGAAAGTGTTTGTTTAAACAAGTCTTTTACGGATTCTGAAGGTGAGGTACTAGATCCTGGACAGCACCCTGACTCTAACGGTGTATTTGTATTCCAACATAGTATGAACCTACAAGATGGTGATAGAATAAAGTTTACTTTATTAGATGAATCAGAGAGTGACGAAGTTATAGCAACAGTTGTTGACTCGCTGCCTATTTTACCTAATGGTTTTTTACTAAACATGGATTCAATATCTACCGATATAAGTACAGGTAATTTAGACTGGAAAGTTATTTTAATAGAAGATAAATCTTTATTTGAATTTAAGTTTCCAAGATTTGCATACAGGTATAAATACAAAGATGGTCAGTACTCTTCTATAGGTCCTTTTAGTCAAGTAGCTTTTTTACCAGATGACTTTGATTATATGCCTAAGAAAGGTTACAATAAAGGTATGGTTAACACTTTAAGAAAATTAACTATATCTAACTTTATAACCAGTAGAATGCCTAAAGATGTTATAGAGCTGGACATACTGTATAAAGAAGATAAAAGCACAAACATATACACTGTTAAAAGTTTAAAAGGTGATCCTGTAAACACTGACGAAGAGTGGACAAACAACTCTATGCTCATAGAGTCAGAGATTATATACAAAATACTTCCAGCCAATCAATTGCTTAGACCTTGGGATAATGTACCTAAGAAAGCTAAAGCACAAGAGTTCACTGCTAATAGACTTTTATACGCAAACTACACTCAACAATATGATATAAAAGATTCTAACGATGCTGAGATCTCACCTAAGTTCAGCGTATCTATAGTTCAATCATCTGATTCAGCTTACAGCGTTAGAACAGCTGGTAAATCTATAAAGTCAATGAGAACATACCAGGTAGGTGTAGTCTATAGAGATGACTTTGGTAGAGAGACACCTGTTTTAACTGACACAACTGGTTCTATACAATTACCAAAATCTCAAGCTGTTAACTGGAATGTGTTAAAGGTGAAACTGTTAAGTAACCCACCTTATTGGGCTACTCACTACAAGTACTTTTTAAAAGAAACATCAGCTGAGTATTACAATTTAGCTATGGATAGACACTATCCCGCTGAAGATGGTAATGTTTGGTTAGCTTTCCCATCTGCTGAAAGAAACAAAGTTAATGACGAAACCTTTATAATACTAAAGAAAAGACATGATAGCGACGCTTTTGTTGAAGACGAGGCAAGATACAAGATAATAGCGATTGAAAACGAGGCGCCTGACTTTTTAACTTTGACTAAAGTTTCTAAGGGAGTCGTGAGTGCAACTAGTGATAATGGTAACTTATTTATAGATGGTGGATACCCTGAAAAAGGTACTTCAAAAATTAGAATACCTAAAGCTTTATGGAAACCAGTATTTGGTGGAACAACAGGTAGTAGTAATGATGTAGATCTTTCAACTGCATCTGTTCACACTTTATCTGATCTTGTGGTTAGGATAAAGAAAGGTAACCAAGTAACTAAGTATTACGATATATCAACAATATTATTTGTAACTGACGGGGCTGGTTTAAACTATGTAGGAACCAGTACAGACGCTGAGGATACACATTGGGAAATAAATATTGAAAAAACATTTGATGAGTCTGATGTTAATTGGTTAGGTAGTGTTGGTGAAGAGACTGAAATCATGCCTGACTCTCAAGTTAAAATAGAGATAGCTCAAAAAGTTAGAAAATTAAAACCAGAGTTTCAAGGTAGATTTTTTGCTAAAATATATAGAGATTCCGTATTAGAGCAGAATATATTAAAGTTTGATAACATAGATGAACTAAGAGTAATAGCTCAAAACAACTTCTGGCAAATAGGTAACGACAGTGGTACTTCTTTAGGGTACAACACTGGTGGTGGTCAAAGCACTAGATATAACTTTTGGAGAAATAAAGAGAAAGGTCCTGGTATGGGTTATGGATCAGACTGGCATATACCTAGGTGGAAGAAAATGAATAGCTTTTACGACTTAGGTGGTGAAGGAGATATAAATAGAAATAGAAATTTTGGTAGCGTTGGTGATCACAATGCTTCACAACATAACGCTCTTAAATCTACTCAAGGTTATGGTATAAGACAAGGTGAGGACATTATAGAAATAGCTTATCATTGGTTTGGTAAAAAAGGTAGAAACACTAAAAGAGGTCAAAGAGAAGTTAAGTGGGGAGAGTGGATTAAGTTTGGTAATCAAGTAAAGCCTCAATTCAAAGACTTTGTAAACGGCTTAGAGACAGTAGGTAACTACATAACGTTTCCAGGTGATCCAGACGAAAATATTTATAGAATAGAAGGATACAGAAGAGGTGGTGCTGTAATGTACAAGGGTAGAAAAAGTAATGGTAATGGTAGAACTGGTACGTTTGCTTCATCTAGGGTTATAATATTTACTATAAAACTAGACAAACCAATTACTTGGGCACCTGAAGATAATGTAACTGGTATAACAAGTGGTATGCAAAACTTTACACCTATACAGATTGGTGTTTCTTATACTGACGAAGATGATCTTGATGGTTTCTCTACAGATAATCCAGGTATATGGGAGACAGAACCTAAAGAAGTCGCTGAATTAGATTTGTATTACGAAGCTAGTAACGCATATGCTGTTGCGGATCACGGTAACGAGCAAAGTTTAGATTACCACAACTGTTATTCTTTTGCTAACGGTGTTGAGTCTAATAGAATAAGAGATGATTACAATGCAACGCTTATAAGTAAAGGTGTAAAAGCTAGTAGTACTTTAGCTGAGCAATATAATGAAGAGATAAAAACAAACGGCTTAATATTTTCAGGTATATTTAACTCTACATCGAGCGTAAATAGATTAAACCAGTTTATAATGGCTGAGGCTATAACCAAAGACATAAATCCTTCTTACGGTAGCATACAAAAACTTGACACTAGAGACACAAACGTTTCTGTTTTATGTGAAGATAAGGTGTTAAAGATATTAACTAATAAGGATGCTTTATTTAACGCAGATGGCAACGCTAATGTTACATCTAATAGAGCTGTTTTAGGTCAAGCTGTACCTTACGTAGGGGAATTTGGTATAAGTACTAATCCAGAAAGTTTCGCTAAGTATGGTTTTAGAACCTACTTCACTGACAGAGCTAGAGGCGCTGTATTAAGATTGTCACAAGATGGCTTAGAAACTTTACACACTAAAGGTATGGGTGATTACTTCTCAGATAAGCTAGCTATTACAGATATAGCTATTGGTTCATTTGACGATAACAAGAGCTCATATAATATATCACTACAGAATAAATTTCTTAGAGGCTTAGATGACACAGTGTCATACAAAGAACAAGTTAGAGGTTGGCCTAGTAGAAAATCTTATATACCAGAAAACGGTATATCTTTAAATAATATATATTATACATTTAAAAATGGTGAAATGTATTCTCACGATAATGAAGTTAGAAATAACTTTTATGGAGTACAGTACAATTCTAAAGTAAAATTTATATTTAACGAAACACCAGAGGTTGTAAAAAGCTTCTTGACATTAAATTATGAAGGATCAAACCCTTATTGGAAACAAGAGTTAAATGATGACCAATATTATAATAACACTACTTCCTACGGCTGGTTTAACACATCTGTTGAAACTGACTTGCAATCAGGTATTGCAAACGAATTTAAAGGAAAAGAAGGTAAATGGTTTAACTTCATACATGGTACTGCAACAACTTTGGAAAACATAGATACAGACGAGTTCTCTGTTCAAGGTATAGGTAATATGACTAGTATATCTGGAGACGTTGTACCAACTAATGTGACGATAACTGTAACAGAAAACAACGATTAAAAATGGCATTAAATAATTGCAGTATAAACTCAGGAACTAGGTCAACACCTAAGAATCAAGCTATAGGTACTTTAGCTAGTGTTGTGTTAACCATAAAACCAGACGCTGGTTACGTAGTTAGTGCTTCTGATTTTACTAATAATACTGGTTCTGTAACTGGTATAGCTAGTGTAGCTTTGACAAACACTACTACGGCGTACGCTACAGATAATAAAATATCAGTAACTGTTGATCTAGACAATAGCTTTTCACCTTCAGGTGATATTACTTTAACTATAGACATAGATGGTGACGCTATATTATCAAAGCTAGTGCCTAAAACTATATCCGGTACTTATGATACTACAACAACAAACTGCACGGTTGCGTCTCAAAGTGGTGTAGCTTACTCAGCAACTGGTATACCATACAGCGAGCAAGCGTTGTTTACTAAAACATTTACTGCTAGTAGCGGCAAGTTTTTTGATGTAGCTCCTAGTTATGTTATATCCACTGGTTACGCAGATAGTTACACTGTATCGGTGTCAGATGTGTATAGCAACAATGTGTATTTAACAGCGAGAACGTATACAGTTAAAGCAAAAATACCTACGCAGTCTATAACTGGTGACAATATAGATTTCACAGCACAAGCAAACGGTGATATAGTTACCGAGTCTACAGGTAAGATAACAGCAGTGAGAATAAACTCAGCCGCACTTCCTTATCAAAGAAGTACAAGACAGATAGCTATATATGGTGATGTAGGCGCTCAATTTACTCTAGGTATAGTCAACGAAGATAGTACTCCTTATAATTTTATTGACCTAAACTTTGTAAACGGCGGTAGTGTAAGTGCTACTATTCCATCTACAGGTAGCGTTAGGTTTGACATAAACATACCAGCGGTTTTAGACGATGATCAGTATGATTTTACACTCTCTACAACTGCGTTTAGTGGATCACAGCTTTCTAGCACTTTAGATCCTGATAATAATCAGATACACTCTTTTTCAATACAACAACTAGGTGATATAACTTACACAGTAAACACAGACGCTTCTTCAGATTCAAGAACATATACATCAAATCCATCAGCCGTGCATTTAGGTACACCGTTTTTTGAGTTTGAAGGACAAAAACAAGTTACGTCAACATTAACTTTAACGGATGATGCTGATATTGTTTTAACTAGATTACCTTTAGCTAGTGACTTTATATCCACTAATACTAATTCGTCTAATTCTACAGATAGCTCTATAGATATAGCAAGTGTAACAGCTAACCCAGCAACATTAAACGCGGCTGGTAATCAAAGTATAACTTTTACTGTAGTTTCTAATATTGATTATTTTGGAACAGTAGCTTCTAGTCATACTTTGGATTTAGGTAATTTCATAGCTGCAGAGTCTGTTTCAGGTGGTGGTGGATTTAGACAGTATACTCCTGCAGTAACTGGAGCTGGTGGTGGATTAATAATAGCTAACGTAAGAGCTAGTTATAACCCTGGTCCTTCATATTTAGCTGGTTTAAATAGTAAAAACGTAGCTATAGGAACACCTAATGATACTGATCTATACTCTGGAACTGGAGCATTGTATGGTAACTTCTACGGAAACTCAGTAAGTCAAATAACATTAAGTATATCAGCAGCTGGATCATCAGCTATAGATAATTTAACAATAACAAGAGGTACATTAACTGGTCAAGCACCTGCTCAAAACCTATACTTTAGTTGGACAGGTAGAACATCAGAAGCTATAGACGCTTCATCTGACATGACATTTACCGTAGGTGTAGCATTAGCTAACGAACCATAAAATATAAGACATGGCAAGTATAACATTAACTTTTTCTCAACCAATACAAGATTCTGTACAGATTGGTGATATAGCTTATTTTTCATCAACAAGTACAGTTGGTGGTTTTAACACTGGTGGGGAGATAAAACAAATAGGTGCTATAACAGCATTGACTGAATTTAGCATAACATGTAATATTCCTGATAGCGATCCTAGGCCTCAAGCGAATGACTTTATATTGTTTAGCAAAGACAATGCAGTTAACATGGCTAGTATAGCTGGTTATTACGCTGAGGTTGAAATGGAAAATAACAGCACCGCTGCGTCTGAAATATTTCACGTAAGCTCTGAAGTAGTTGAAAGTAGTAAATAATGTGTGATTATAATAAATATAAAATAAAGTAAACATGGGACCAGCAATGATTTTAGGAGGTGTAAAAGCCTTAACAAGTATAGCCGGAGGTATAATAGGCTCTGGTAAAAGAAAAAGAGAACAAAGACAAGCTCAAGCGGGTTACGATAAAACGTTAGCTAGATTAGAAAATATGGATACATCTAATCCATATGCTAATCAACAAAACGTGTATGAGGATTTAACAGTAAACACTCAACAAGCTGATATGTTAGCAGGGCAGCAACAACAAGCTTTAGGTAACACCATGCAAAACCTACAAGGCGCAGCTGGTGGATCAGGTATAGCTGCTTTAGCTCAATCAATGGCTAATCAACAGTCACAAAACTTACAAGCCGCTACAGCTAGTATAGGACAGCAAGAGTCACAAAACCAAAAATTAATGATGGGTCAAGAGGCTCAAATGCAACAGAACATGGTTGAAGGTGATATGTTATCAAGACAAATGGAAGCTAGTAAAACAACGGGTATGCTAAACAGAGCTGGTCAAAGATTATCCGCCGCAAACCAAGCTAGGCAACAAGCGACTAGTAGCATAATGGGTGGCGTTGGAGAGTTAGTTGGTATGGGTTCAACTTTTCTACCTGGAGGAGCTAACGCTAGACCGTAAACAAAAAAAATAAAATATGAATTTACCAGATTATTCAGGTCAAGGAGTTGAAAACATCACTAATGCTGATGCTATGAATAACTCTAAAATACAAGATAAACACTTTCAAGAGCAAATGAACTCTATCATAGCTAGAAGGAGGCAGGAGAAAGCTGAGCAAGCTAGAGCTAATGCTAAGGTTGAAAAATATCTTAACACTATGCCTGATGGTATAGATACTTCTAAGTTACCTAGTAAATATAAACCAGGCATACATGAGTGGGCTAAAACCAAGCAATTAGAGTTTGCTAGTTTAGCTCAACAAGCAGCTGAATACGAAAGTGCTGGAGATTTCACCAATAGTGTAGCTATAAAAAGTAGAATGACTGAGATTGAGAACTCATTTAGAAACGTTGATAGTCAATTAGCTCAGTTTAAGTCTTATAAAGATAACTTTTTAGAAGACAGCCAAAATGGCATGGTAAGTAACTCTGTAAATACTAATAAAAGAAACTTACTATCATCGGTTTACACTGATGAGCTTGATATGGTTTTTTCAAACGAAGGTAATATAACTTTTTTAAACGAAGAAGGTGGTTATATAGAATTTGATAAAATACCTGATTACACTGTTAAAAACAATAAAGGTGCTAGTGAAATACTAAACATGAATGAAGCTGTCTACAAGTCTGGTAAAATGAGTCCTAGTACTCAGAGATTATACAGAATGAAGTTGCAAAACATAACTAAATCTAGAGATGAGGTTTTATCTTTAGCTACTGATGATTTTATAACAGAAGGTGGTTTAGGTATACTAGATGATGACTTGTTATATAACGAAGAAAGAACTGATGAGTTAAGAAACATGGTTATAGATACTTACATGAGCATGCTCAATGAAACTGCTAAAACATCTGTAAAAAAATCAAGAAGTAGATCTGGAGGTGGATCAAGATCAGGCACTCAAAGCGAAAGAAAGTATCAAGCTAAAATGAATAATATATTAAAAGGTCTTAGCTCTATAGGTGAAGATAATGCTAGAGAGTTAGATGTTTACACTAAAGGTGTTGTAGATATAATAGATGGTAAGCCAAGTATATGGTATGGTGAAGACCCTGTTGAGCTAGATGATATGGATGCGTACGATGTGTATGATGTATTAAAAAGAGAAGGAGTTCCAGACAATATGATACCTTCAATTGATTCTATTGAAGCTATGATGAATGGTAAACCTGAAAAAGAAACTACAAAGCCAGACGGTAAAGCTTTAATAGAAAAGTATACTAAAACTAATTAAATCAAATATGGAAGAATTAGAATTAATCGTTCAAAGAATGATAGACGCTGGTGAACCAGAAGAGAATATAAAAGCAGTTATTGAAGAGTATTCTGCGGGAAAGCAAACAGATCCTGTAAGTGTGGAGGCGGAGACAGGGTCAAAAGAAGATACGGCCTTAAACTCGGAAAATGGTTCGTCGGATTCACCTTTCTGGAATCCTAATGAAAAAACTACCGTAGAGAAACCCGGTTACTTTGAAGAAAAATTTGGTAAAAGTGGTTTTACTAATTTTGTAGATGATGTTGCTAGGAGTATAGAAGGTGGACTTGCTCAAGGTGGTGGTGTAGATGAAGCTTTTGACTTATATAAGTTAGGTAAAGACATGAATCAAGACCAGCTAGAAGCTTTAATAAAATCAGGTAGAAGACTTGAAGAAGTTGGTCAGACAGATGAAATGATCTACGCTAACAAGATGATGGAAAAGTATAAATCAGAAGGTGACAACGGTGTTACAGCTTTTTTTAAATCTTATTTTAGCTTAGACAATCCAACCGTTATGGCTCAGTATATGACTCAGTCTTTTGTTGGTATGCTTGCCTCACTTAAAGACAGTGAAGAAGTTTTAGGATCCGCGAGTGCTTTAGCAGGAGGTGGTGCTCTAGCAGGAGCTGGTGTTGGTTTAGTTGGTGGTCCTTTTGCACCTATAACATCAGGCGCTGGCGCTATAGCTGGAACTATTGGTGGTTTTATGGGTGGTTTATCTGGTGCTATGGAAACAGGTTTAACTACAGCCCAACTCTTACAAGAGTCAGCTACTGATTCTGGTTTAAATTGGGCTAATATGAGTGACCAAGCTAGAATAGCTTACGTTAAAAAAGTTACCAATGACGAGGCTATGTTTAACGATATAAAAAGTAAAGCTTTGGCTAGAGGCTTAACTATAGGCGCTATCGATGGTATAACGGGTATTGTAACAGGTGGTGTTAGTGGTGCTGTTAGTAAGGGTGTTGCAAAGTCAGCAGCTAGCGCATTAACTAAGTCAGCAACTGTAGCAGCTTCTGCGGCCACTGAAACAGCGGGTGGTTTAGCTAGTGAGTATTTTGGTCAAAAAGCAGGTGGGCAAGAGTTTAATCTTGAAGAAATAATGATAGAAGGTTTTGCTGATAAATCTTTTACAGCAATAAATACTGTTAACGCGCTACGTAAAGGTAATCCTAAGTACTCTATAAACGGTGAGAAAATGAACGGTAAGCAGTTTCACGATGCCTTAAAAATGATGGATGACGAAGCTTACGTTACTGCTGATATAAATATAGAAAATTCACCAGCCGTAGAATCTGTAGTTAATAACAGAAAACAAAACATAAGTTTAGATCAAGAGATAGATAGTAAAGTGTCTGGTGTAGAGGATAGAGCTGAGTTAATAAAGCTAGAAAAAGAAAGACTTAAATTATCCAAGAATAAAACAAGAACAGCAAAACAAAAGCTAGTCAACATAAACGCTAAGATAGACGAGATAAACTCTAAGTATGAAGGAGCTGAAGTAGACGTAACTATAGAAGATAGAAAGAAAGCTATAGCTAAAGCTATTGATGATAAGTTTGAAGCATCGTTCAATAAAAACTTAGAAGCAGTAAAACCAGAGGCTGAAAAAAGAGGTCTTGATATTGACGTGAATGAAGATGAAGACACTTATTTTCAAAACATAGCTGATGATCAAGGTATATCGCTAGATGAAGCTAAAGAAAAAGCTTCTGGAAGTGATGGTGTTTTTCTTGGTAAAGGTAAAATATTTATAAATAAAGTACAAGCTAAGAAAGTAGGTGCTGTATCTGTGGCTAGTCACGAGTTTTTACACCCTGTGTTAAACGCTTTAGTTGGAGATGGAAAGCAACAAAGTAGTTTCTTGAAACAGTTTAAGTCTAAGGTTTCTAGCAAAAACAACGCTTGGGTTATGAATGCTATGAAAGGCAATGTAGACCCTAAAAATTACGATACAGAGTATATAAACTATTTCTCAGACGGTATACAAAAGAATAAAATAAGTTATGATCAAGGTTTATTCGAAAAAATAGGTGAGTCTTTAAAAAGACTGTTTGTTGGTAAAGGTTTTGATAATATATCTTTTGATAACGGTAGAGATGTTTATAATTTCTTAAAAGAATACAACACTAGTATAAAAAGTGGTAAGTTAAGTGATGTAGCATCTGAAGCTATAACTAAGGCTGAGAGTAAAAAAGATACTAAAATAAGCGATGTTGAGGCTTTAGATCAAGATGGTCAGTTCTCTAGAACCGAAGATGTTCAAGAGATAAACGATATATACAACTCTAACGAAAGTAAAGAACTAGCTGGTTTTGAAATAGCTGACAAGTATAGAGGTATGGCAGAGTCTGTATTTAATGCTTTAAAAGAAGGTAGTAATTATACGCAAAACCAAAAGCAAGTTTTTGAAAGCAAGAAAGAAGACATGCTCGCTATGATGTTGTATGATAAAATACCTAGTCAAAAAGAAGACTCTAAAGCTAGAAACGTGGTTGGTTTAGTCCAGGATTTTGAATCTAAAAAACAAAAGTACAATAATGTTGCCGCTTACGTTAATACGTTTTTCAAAGAAAGATCTAAAGAAGTATTTAAGTATTTCTCTAAAGATGCTGTTAATGAAGGTTTAACTAAAGAAGATGGTACATTAAAAAAGTCAGTTAGCAGTAAAGCAAACGAAACATCTAACGTAGATCAAGGTAAAGAAGCTAGAAAGCTTAGTAGCTTCGATAAGTTGATGAAAGGTAAAGAATCTTTTGTTGATGATACAATGAAGAAAAGCATTATCTCTAAGCTTACTAAGAACTTAAAAACAGCTGCTTTTAAAGGAAGGTTCACGGCCGAGAGCATAACTAGTGAAATAAAAAAGCTTATAACACAAGAGATAGAAAAAGCTGTTGTTAAACGTATGGGTAAGATCAGCAAAACAAAAGCTGGTGTTGTTGTAAGTGAAGAATATAAAAGCTTTCACAGTGAAAACTTTAACGCTATAGTTAAAGCTTTACCTGTATCTGTTATAAAAAAGAAGTACTTTTCATTGTTTGAAAAGAAAAACATAGGTAGAGAAAAAACAGCACAAGGAAACGCTATATTTGAAATAAAACCTACATCTAAAGGTAAGTTTGGAGCTTACTTTACTATAGGTGGTTACACCACGCTTAGAGCAAGACAAAAGTCTTTAGCTAACGAAATAAGTGCTGAGCTTATAAAAGATCAAGCTACAATGCTAAAACAGGACATAGATTTTGTTAGTGAGTTAGCTGAAGTAGCTGATATGAGTGGTGTACAGGTTACAGAGCTAGTGTTACAAACAGAGTTAGAATCTTTAGCAAATCAATTTGATAGAAAGAAAACAGAAGCAACTAAGTTTGATAAAATACAGTTTTCTAAAAACCTTAGTGACGAGCAAAAGTCTGAGCTAAATAATAAAAGTAAAAAAATAATTAAACTAGGTAAAGAGTACGTTACAGTTGCTTCTCTTGCTAATAAATTAGTAGAGATACTTGATCCTAGTATTTTTACAGCTAAAGAACTAAAACAATGGGCAAACGAAGTCTTGTTTAGTGTTAATGCTGTGATAAGTGATAAGAATACTTTGAGTGATAAAAAACTTGGTGAATTAGTTTCAGAAAAAATATCCAACAATAATGTAGCTACAAATTTAATCAAGTTGTTTAACTTAAAGTCTTATGATATATTTATAGATGGTGTAAAGAAAAAGTTTAGAAACTTTGGGGAAGTTTTTAGATTAAAAAAATATGTTTATAGACAAAGAAAACATTACTTAAACTACGCTGAAGAAACTATAAAAAATGAAAAAGACTTAATAAATCAATTAAAATGGTTTAGAGGTCACATGACAACCGCGGGTGTTTCTGCTTTCTTGAGAAAACGATACCAGATATTTGCTGGTAATCCTGATTATCTTATAGAGCTAAATAAGATACTAGAACCTAAAAACTTAAAGGTAAATATAAAAGAAACTGGATCTGGTACTAAACCTCTAAACATAGTAGATTTAGATGGTAATATTATAGTTGACGAAAAAACATTAAAAAAATCATTAGAGCAGTCATCACAAGAAACAAATAAAAAAAGCAGTAAATACGCTAGTGAGTTTGATCAAAGACAACAAGACGCGACTGAGGCTTGGAATAACCTTATAAGTTTTCTATCTTACATGAAGAAAAACGGTGATATGTTAGATTTTGGTATGACAATGATGAGTCTAAAATCTAATATGCAAAGTATGTTAAAAGCTGCCGCGCCTTTAGAGTATTACTTTGAAGGATCTTATAGTGGTAAATTAGTATACGAGCATTTAATACCTACAGAATATGTTGCGTTAGCTTTAACTAGTCATTTCTACGTAAAACCTATAGACTTAAAAGCTTTAAAAGATAAATACAAAGTAGCGATAGTTCCTGAGTCTATGGATAACAATATAAATGTAACTAGACAAGAAACCATGCCGGCATACTGGACAGTGGATATGGACGGGTTACTAAGATATTTTGATGACTTTACTTTAGGTTTTCCTAATATGTTTGCTTTAAAACATTTAAAAACAGGAGACGTAGTAGGTAAAAAGCATGCTAAAGCTCAGTTTTCTAAAACAGATAAAACTAAAGCGGAGAACTTTAATAAGGCTATGATGAACGCTAGAAACCCTAATGCACCTGAAAAAGGTATTAGTGTTTTCGATTTTGACGATACAATAGCACAATCTAATAGTAAAGTTTTATATAGATTACCAGACGGAAAGCAAGGTAAGATAAATGCTACTGAGTTTGCTTTACAATCAGCAGACTTAGAAGCAGCTGGAGCTATATTTGATTTTAGTGAATTTAGCAAGGTAATAGAAGGTAAGAAAGGACCTTTGTTTGATTTAGCTGTTAAACGTCAAGGCAAGTTTACAAGTAAAGATATATTTATACTTACAGCTAGACCTCAAAGCGCTGCTTATGCGATACATGCGTTTTTAAAAGGTATGGGTTTAACTATACCTATAAACAACATTACTGGTTTAGCAGATGGTAAAGCCTCGGCTAAAGCTGATTGGATAATAGGTAAAGCTGCAGAGGGTTATAACAACTTCTACTTTGCTGATGATGCTTATAAAAATGTTAAAGCTGTTCAAAAAGTTTTAGATATAATAGATGTTAAAAGAGATGTTCAGCTAGCTAAGATACAATTTAGCAGAAACATGGACGAAACTTTTAACGATATATTAGAGCAGACTAAGAAGGTTGATTCTAACAAAAGGTTCTCTAAAGCAGCTGCTGAATCTAGAGGTAGAGATATAGGTAAGTGGAAGTTTTTCTTACCACCCTCAGCCGAAGATTTTGTAGGATTGTTATACAACTTTTTAGGCAAAGGTAAGGTTGGTGAACAACAAATGGAGTTTTTTAACAAATCTTTAGTTAGACCTTTTGCCAGAGCTATGGACGAGCTTAATAGAGCTAAACAAGCTATTGCTACAGATTTTAGAGCTTTAAAGAAAACATATCCTGAAGTTAGAAAGATGCTAGCTAAAATAACACCTTACAATAACTTCACGTATGATACGGCTGTAAGAGTTTATATATGGAATAAAAAAGGTGAGACTATACCTGGTTTATCTAAAACAGATATTAAAAGATTAGTTGATATAGTTGAAAACAACTCTGACTTGAAAGATTTTGCAGATACTCTAGAGGTTGGTGTAGCTAACAATAATTACGCATCACCTAGTGAGTCTTGGCTAGTAGGTAACATCGCTTCTGATTTAAAAGATATAACCGATAAAGTCGGTAGAAAACAATTTTTACAAGAGTGGATAGCTAATAAGGAGGTTATATTTAGTAAAGAAAATTTAAACAAAATAGAAGCTATATATGGTAGTAATTTTAGAGAAGCTCTAGAAGATATGCTCTATCGTATGGAAAATGGCACAAATAGGAGTTTTGGTAGCAATAGATTAGTTAATTCTTTTTCAAATTGGGTGAATAATAGTGTAGGTGCTATTATGTTTTTTAACATGAGATCAGCTATACTACAAACTATATCTTTTGTAAACTTTGTAAACTGGAGTGATAACAACCCATTAAAGTTTGCTGGAGCTATATTAAACGTTAAGCAATTTTCAAAAGATTTCGTTACCTTATTTAACTCAGACATGTTAAAGCAGAGGCGAGCTGGTATAGGTAGAGACGTAAATGAATCTGAAATAGCTGAAGCAATGAGTGGTGCTAAAAATAAGCCAAAAGCTATATTAAATTATTTACTTAGAATAGGTTTTACACCTACTCAAATAGCAGATAGTTTTGCAATATCAATGGGTGGTGCTGCTTTTTATAGAAACAGAATAAATACATACCTAAAACAAGGTATGACACAAGAGCAAGCATTAGATCAAGCTTTTAAAGACTTTCAAGAAACTACAGAGGTTTCGCAACAGTCTTCAAGACCTGATATGATTAGTCAACAACAAGCTGGTCCATTAGGTAGATTAATATTAGCTTTTCAAAATACACCTATGCAATATACTAGGTTGATGAAAAAAGCTTTTAAAGATCTTATAAATGGTAGAGGTGATGCTAAAACTAATGTGTCTAAGATAGTTTACTACGGTGTTGTTCAAAACATAATATTCGCATCTATGCAATCAGCTTTATTCGCAATGTTATTTGATGATGATGAGGACGAAGACAAGTATGGTAAAAAGAAAGCTAGAATAGCAAACACCATGACAGATTCTATACTTAGAGGTTCTGGTTTAGCTGGAGCTGGTATATCTACTATTAAAAATGTAATATTAAAGTTCTTAGAACAAGAGGAAAAAGGTTGGAATGCAGATCACGCTTACACAGTCATTGAAGCAGCGAACTTCTCTCCACCTATTGGTTCTAAACTTAGAAAAATGTATTCAGGTATACAAACTTATAAGTTTAACAAAGATGTCATCGCTGACAGAGGTCTTTCGTTAAACAATCCAGCTTGGCAATCAGCAGGTAATTTTGTTTCTGCTGCCACAAACATACCTATGGATCGAGCTATTAATAAGTATAATAATTTAAGAGGAGCAGCAAACAATAATAATGAAGCTTGGCAAAGAATAGCTATGGCTTTAGGTTGGAGCTCTTGGGATGTAGATGCTGAAATAGAAACTGGATTTAAAGAATATAAAGCAAAGCTTAAAAAAACACAGAAAAGAAGAAAAATACTAGAGAAGAGAAGAAGCAAAACTAGTAACAGACAAGAGATATTAAATAAAAGAAGAGAAATCTTAAGAAACAGAAAAAAATAAAACAAAAAAACAAACAATGGCTAACAAAATATCAGAAAACACTGAATTAACATTAGATTTAAAGACACTAATAATCATAGTAAGCTTCGTAATTACCGTGGTAGGTATGTGGTTTGCAATACAGGCAGATATAAAGTTAGCTAAAGAGCTTCCAGAGCCTGAGGTGAGTAGAACTGAATATGATTTAAAGGATCAATTGATAAGAGAGACTATAATGAATACTCAAGAAAAAGTAGAGGAGAATAGTGGTAAGCTCGACAAAATAGATGAAAAGCTTTATCAAATAATAAAAAAATAAATCATGAAAAAAACTCTAACTTTACTATTATTACTACTATGTGCTACCGTATACTCTCAAGATTATGTTTTAATAGAGGTAAACTCTGAGTGGAATTGGTCAAACAAGGCTAAGGTTGACAAGATACGGGGTATACCACACCAAGTAGCTTACTTAGAAGATCAAACACCTGGTTTTAAGAAAAAAGTAAAATCAGTACCATTAGTTATACTTTACAAAGACGGTAGAGCTATATCTCAGTGGCAAGCTGATATAAGTTTTAAGTTAATAGTAACTAAAGAACAAGTATTAAAAGCTATAGAGGCTGAAAAACAATAACAATTATGTGGAAACTAACAAAACAGTATTGGAAAGATGTGTGGGTTTTACTGTGGAGTAAAACTAGTGTAGATGAAAAAGCAATTGCCACTGTAAAAGAGGTAAAACGCAGAGCTAAAAATGTCAAGGAAGAAATAAAAGATGTAGGTGAAGCCATAGCTGAAGTTGGTGATCAAATAGGCGATGTAGGTAAAGCTGTTAAAGGTAAGTCTAGAGCTGGAAGAAAGAAAAAATGATAAGTAAACACGTTAGTTACCGTGAAGGTGTGTATAGCAGAACGGCGGATAGACTTGGTTTAAAAAATGATCCTACTGAGGAGCATTTAGCCAACATGAAGTTATTGTCAGAAAAAATATTTGAACCTCTTAGAGATCATGTAGGAGGTCCTATAAAGATAAACTCATTCTATCGTGGGCCAAAGCTTAACGCCGCGATAGGAGGATCAGCTAAATCTCAACATTGTAACGGCCAGGCTATAGATATTGATGACACTTTTGGCCACGCAACTAACGCTGAAATGTATAAGTGGATTAAAGAAAATTTAGATTTTGATCAAATCATATGGGAATTTGGTGATGATAAAAACCCTAACTGGGTACACGTTAGTTACGTAAGTAAAGATAAAAATAGAAACAGATGCTTAAAAGCATATAAAGAAAATAACAAAACTAAATACATGGTAATATGAGTAGTGCGTTTAAATATAAAGGTTGTGGTCCTCAATCCTTAGGATCATCTGTAAAATTAGCTCCAATACTTGGTGTGATTGCTAAAAAAGTAATAGTTGACAAGGTAGCTGAAAAAGCTTCAAGCGCAACACCACTAAAATCTTCTTGCTGGAAAGGATGTGAGCCAAAACCTGGAACTCCTAAGACTAAAAAATCACCAACAAGACCTGGTGTAAGAGTTAATAATTGTGATTGCTCATGACTTGGTTAGCTAGACAGAGATCAGCAAGCCCTTTACTAGATAAGGAAAGTAGAGCTGAGCGTAAAGAGTTTAGACAAGAGCGTAGAGCTGAGCGTAAGAATAAAAAAGAAATAAGAAAAACTACTAAAGGTAAAGGTAGAAACTTTAGAACTACTGAAGAAGGCGCTGGTATGACATCAACAGGTGTTAAAGCTTATAAAGCTAAAAACCCAGGTAGTAAACTACAAACAGCTGTAACTGGTGACGTAAAACCAGGTAGCAAAGCCGCTAAACGTAGAAAATCATTTTGTGCTAGATCAAAGGGCTGGACCGGTGAAAGAGGTAAAGCAGCTAGACGCAGATGGAAATGTTAATAAAAAAAAGGGAAGTCGTAAGACCTCCCTTTAATTATATGTATAGATTATTTGATTTTTTATACACATTGGTTATTGTATGTATCAAAAAGTCATAACTTTTAGCCTTTAACCA